GAATTAGACGAAATGAGCGCCGAGCAGTCCGTTCACGAAAAGAAGGCGAGCCAACTACTTATCCAGGCGATAATCAAGGACAACGAGAGAAGGGCGCATAATTTGGGCTACAATAACGACGAGAATATGGGCGGGTACGTTGATATATCCCGCGAATACAGGTTAAATGAAGTGAATTTAGTTGACTTCTAAGGAGTTTTCAAATGTCGAAAGGTAATTTAGCTGAGGAAATGGGCGGAATGGTTCCGGGGTACGCCGCGAGTTCCGCGTTGAAGGTCATTTATCAGACTGAGAACGGCGTTGTGCTGGGCATATGCAATCTGACGGCCTTTACCGCTCTGACCGTTGGAGCAGACGCGGGCACTTACATCTTTGCGCCAAACTGCCTGATAATGTCCATTAACAGCGTAGCGGTCAATTCGGTGCGCTTGGTCTGGAACACGGGCACATCCACCGCCCCGGTTTTCACCGGCTTAGTGAGCTAAGGAGGGTACTGTGGCAGACGAACACAAATACTGGAATACGACCAGGGACACCGTTTCTAAGCAGTGGGGGGTAGTAGTCATATCCACCGACGCAGCCGCTTACGTATCGAGCCAGCCGTGCAAGGAATGTTGGATTAAGACGAAGGCGGGCAGCAGTGTATATGTAACCTTCGATACTACGGCCACCGCAACCAACGGATTCCCCCTGACGGCGAACAGCTCAATGAATATGGCGGAGATAGGGCCGCTTCCCATAAGCAACCTGAGTATAATCAACATTTTCCCCGTTGCTCTGTGTACTGTGTGGCTGATGTGGAGGGCTTAAAATCCCTAACATCGAACTTCCATTCCCCTTTATGGGCCTAAACGCGGGCGAGGCGGTGGATAAGCAGCCGTTTAACACGTCCGGCCACCTGAACAACGTGCGTCCTTACGACGTTATGGAGATACGCAAGCGGGGCGGGCAGAGACCGGGTCTGGACAAAAGATACTCTGAGCAGATAGGCGGCTACGCATCGCCAATAGTAGCGATGATAGCTGTTACTTTGGTAACGTAGTATGATTAGAGCATTTGCATATCTTACCGGGGACGATGGTTTCATTCGGCTGAATGCCCTCACGCAGGAGGGCAGAGCCGTTTACCCCACGCAAAAAATGGTTTTACAGGAAGTGGATTTTGTGGGGTACAAAGAAGGCACTCCGCCGACGCAAATGGCCATAGGTCTTTACGCGACTGCTCTAACGTCAGGCAGACCTTATCCTACTGGTACAGCGCTGGCGCACGCTTTTGTTACGTCATCTGCATTTGGGTCAAATATAAATGGGGCTTGGATTAGCGCTGTTTTTGACGGCACGTGCGTTATGAGCGCAAATAATTGGTACTCTGTAATGGCCATAAATACCGCCGGGGGGGCAGGTGATGATTTCTGTTTGAGACTAAATGTAGCTGGGAACGATGTGGATGTGTCCGGTTATAGACAATACGTAACTGCGACGCAGGCTCAGATCACGGCGACTTACCCATCTATAAGCGATTCAATAGCTATAACTACCGGCGTGTCTATGCTATTTCAGGTTTGGACTACCCTGTTCGAGTCGCCACCAACCAATCTGTTGCCTGATAATAGGTCTCGCTCTACAAAGTTAGTGGCGACAAGCAATGAGAGAATCTATTTTGAATCGCCTGCGGGAACAATGGCGGAGCTAACTGCTGCGCGGGATACAATAGATTGTAGCGTTCCAGTCGAATTAGTTGAGGGCTTTCAGAAGGTCTTTGTAGTCAACGGCAATTATCAGAAGGTAATCGACTTTGTTAATACCCGATGCTATACTACCGTGCTCGGCTCAAATCCGCCGGACGTTGGCAATGCCCTTACCGGTGGTACAAGTGGGGCGGCGATTGTCGTTGACTATGCGACTGATATAGGAGCTACGACCTCTCGGATTTACGGAGTACCCCAGAATACGGCGGTGTTTACGAACGGAGAGACGATAACCGGTACGGACGACGACGGCAATGCAATCTCTTTCGTACTCAATTCAGCTTTAGCCGCAACGAGTATTCCGCACTTTTACGACTGGACTGTTTACGGGGCAAGTGCAACCTTCGGGACGTTTCCCACGAAGCCGACGCTCGGCTGTTTGTATCGCGGGCGCGTAGTCTTGGCGGGTACGCCCTACGACCCGCACCAGTGGTATATGTCTCGGCAGGGCAACCCCTTCGACTGGAACTACGTTTCCGCCGATTCGCAGAGTCCTATTGCGGGTAATAACGCCGACGTGGGTAAAGTAGGCGACGTTATTCTGGCTCTCATTCCCCGCAAGGACGATTTCCTCATTGTCGGCTGCGCCAATTCTATGTGGCTAATTAGGGGCGATCCCGCCGAGGGCGGCTCGTTAGACCCGATAACTCTGGCTACGGGCATCTTCGGGCCGAAGAGTTTCTGCTGGGACGCTGAGGATAATATCTACTGGTTCGGTTCGGGCGGGATATACAAACTCTCCACCGGCGGCGAGAATTGGGGCACGGTTGAGAATCTAACCGCTAAGAGTATTCCTAAGCTGATAGACGACGAGACTATCGACCCTGCTCAACACAGAATTACAATAGGCTACGACCGCGTAAGGCACGGGATTTTAGTCTGCATTGTGAACGTAACGACCAACGCTAGTTCCGGTTATTGGCTGGACTTGCGGACGGGCGGGATATTCCCAGAGTCGTATCCGGCCAACTGTGCCCCGATTAGTATGATGTTCTACAATGCAGACGACGACGCATACCGAAAGTTATTGTTCGGGTGTGCGGATGGTTATATTCGGTCTTTCGACGATAGCGCTAAGGTTGACGATAACGGCGCTACGGATGCTGCGATTAGCGCTTATGTTACGTTGGGGCCGATGCCGATGAACCAAGACCCGGAGCGAGAGGGTAAGATGATAGGCGGGTTCGTTACCCTTGCGGGGGGGGCTACCGGCGGGGCTTTCGGCGATACCGACGGCTGCCAGCTCAATTTCTATCGCGGAGACGACGCCGAAACGGTGCTTGAAGATATTAAAGATGGGGCTACCGCCTTCAATTCGGTAGCCTTTACGGGCACGGGCCGCAAGACGAAGATAACAACTAAGGTTAGAGGCAACTACATAGCAATTAAGGCTCAGACTATTGCCTCTGGGCAGACGTGGAGTTTTGAAAAGTTCGTAGCTAACGTTAAGCCCGTTAGGGGCAGAGTAGAATAGAGAGGTTTTCTTATGCCTGGATCAGAATCTGGTAATAGACGATTGTCATTTGATCAACGCGAGCAGATTTGGAGTTACTATTCGACAACAAGGCCCGTTATCTCGGCCTATAGTGACTATGGCACTTGGTCAAGTGCTTATACTTCTTGGTTTAACGATCTTGTGCAGCAATTCGGTGGAGGCGTAATGGCACAGGCTGATGCGAATTATTATGCAAGTCGTGGGATTGGCACGTCCACTTACGGTGGCGGTGGAGTTACGACACCAACAACAAGTGTGCCTTCGACACCTGGAACTACCGTTCCCGATACGGGTTACGGCAATAGGATAGGAACTTCCTATAGCGGTTTGCTGGGAGCTATTACTGGTGCGCAGGCTGAAGAGGAGGAACGATATGAGGCGGGCCGTGCGCCTTACGAAGTGGCTGCCGCATACTACGAACCAGGCGGCGAATACTCTCAGCAGCAGCCGAGCTACCTTTACAGCAGTTTTATCCAGCCTTTCGTGGGCGGTAGCGGCGGTGCGCTTCGGAATCTGTTCTCTACGACTAAGGCGGGCCAGATAAGTATGCGGGCCGCTCAGCAGGCGGAACTTCAGCGCGGGCAAATGTATTCCTCGGCCCAGCGAGCGCTTGGCGAGGCTACTCAAAGGTATCCGATGATGCCTGAGTTCGGCAGTATTCCAAGTGCAATAGCAAATGAGTACGCCACTAATGAGAGGCAATTATCGTCGAGCGGCTACCGAAGCCCTACTAACGCCCCCGCGAGTACGCAAGAGCCGGGCGGGGGCGGCGGCGGCGGCGGTACTTCCGGTGGTGGTGGTTCTTCCGGCGGAACGACGGGTGGCGGCGGTGGAGAAGGTCTTACAGGTCTTTTTACGGACTTGGATGGCAATTATATATGGGGAACACGTCCACCAGGGCCACAGTTGGATATGCTGACTTACGTAGGTGGTTGGTCAGAATTACAGCGATTTTCCGGTAGTAGCGCACCTATTACTTACGTCGATCCGAATACAGGAGAAGCTCGGAACGTTAGTATGGCTGATTTTGTAAACTTTGGTGAGCAGTGGCTTGACGAGGGCGCTTAATGACCCTTACCAAGTTGCCAAACGAGCAAGACCCGGTAGCCATTAGGCAAGCGATTCAGCGCCTTAATAAGCGGCTCGGCCAGCAGTCGATACCGACCTTTGCCGGAATATCCGTTACGGGCGGTTTGGCTATAGCCAGTACCTTGAGCGTAGGTGCTATTAGTGCTGCGGGCGTTATTTCCGGCGGCGCGGGGATGTTTACGACTATCAGCGCCGGGGCAGGCTCATTTACGTCCGTGAACGCATCGGGCGGGGTAGCGATAGTAAGCGCCCTTCACGTAGCGGCT